AGATGAGGTTGTTACACTTTTTAAGCCGGCGCCTCCGGCTGATGGCGGGGCCTGATTACAGTAGTTGATGCTTGTTGATTGGGAGACTAGAGAATGTTGAAGATTCATCTTCCAGAAAGAGAACTTTACAGCGAAGAAGACGGCGAGTTCATTACCGAAGAAGCTGTCATTCTTTCGTTGGAGCATTCTCTGGTTTCCCTTTCAAAATGGGAGTCAATTCACGAAAAACCTTTTCTCAGCAAAAACGAGAAAACTTTTGAGGAAGTTATCTCTTACGTCTATTGCATGATTTTTTCTCCGGAAGTTTCTGAAACTATAGTCCAAAGATTTGCCCCGGAGGATTATGCGAAGATTAATGATTATATTGATTCTAAGATGACTGCGACTTGGTTTTCTAATGCTGAAAAGTCAACCAGTCGAGAAGTTATCACTTCTGAGTTGATCTATTATTGGATGATCTCTTTCAACATCCCAATGGAATGCCAAAACTGGCATCTAAATCGTCTTCTTACATTGATTAAAGTCTGCAGTCTTAAGAATCAACCAGCTAAGAAGATGGCTAAGGGAGACATTGCTCGGCGTAATCGTGAGTTAAACGCTCGCAGGAGAATGGAGTTCGGAACTAGCGGTTAAAGGAGTAACTATGCCACGACTGGAATGGGATCTTCTGCGAAATCGCACATACGAAGTCGGAGTAGATCGGGGTGTGCTTTATCTATCGCCCAAGTCAGTCTTTGCATGGCCGGGTCTCGTTTCCGTAACTGAAATCCATGCCGAGCAAGAAGTGACGCCAGAATATTTCGACGGGGTCAAGAAACGAACTGCTCTTTCCAAGTCGCATTACTCAGCTAAAATTTCGGCTTTTGCTGCGCCAAAAGAATTCTTCCCGTGCGAAGGGATTTTGCGGCTTGGGCGAGGATTTTATGTGTCGAACCAGCCCTATCAAACTTTTGGGTTTTCTTATCGAACGCTCATCGGTAACTCAATCGAGGGACTTGATTACGGTTACAAGATTCATATCGTCTACAACGCCATTGTTGCTCCAGGATCGGTAACGCACAGGACCTTTTCTGCCGATACCGATATTACAGAACTCAGTTGGACCATCAATGCTATTCCTTACCAAAAAAGAGAACTCGTTTGGTTTAACTCAACTGAGAAGCATAAGATGAACCGTCAGAGAGTTGCATATTTTCCAACATCGCACCTGGTCATTTCCTCTAGAACGGTTAATCCAAAGGCTCTTGGTCTTTTAGAAGATGTGCTTTATGGATCTCCCGCAACTGACCCGGTTCTTCCAGGCCCGGCAGAAATTGTTGAGATATTGCGATAGGGAGTGAGTTATGACTAGACTTTCATGGAACGCACTTCCTAGACGGTACCACAGAGGCGTAGATCGAGGGGTTCTATATTTTGCCGATGACGAGGTTACTGTTTGGGATGGCCTCATTCAGGTAGAGCAAAGACACGAGAACTCTACAAACAAACCTTTATATTTTGAGGGTGTCATCTACACCTTTCAGCAAGAAACACCAGACTTCACGCTTGGCGTTCAGGCATTTACGTTTCCGTACATGTTGGAAGATCATATTCTTGCGCTTACAGACGGCAGAACTCTTGTAGGCACTTTTGCTGAGAATCAACCTTTTGGCTTCACGTATTGTTCTCAGACCAATGACGGATACCGAATTCATCTTATATTTAACAACGTGGCAACGATTGACGACATGCTTTTCGAAACAGTAAACGATAGTCCAGATCTGAACCCGTTTGGGTTCACATTCTACACAACGCCAGTGCTGGTTCCAGGAGCAAAACCTTCTTCGCATTTGATAATTGACTCGACAGATGCAAACATCTATGCGGTTGAGGCTGTGGAAAAGATACTTTATGGCACTGACGAATCTAGTCCCCGATTCCCAACAGTAGATGAGCTTTTGAAAGTGTTCACCATCTATCCTTAGGAGGCGGAATGATCACTTTCGAAGCTAGTGGTGATTATGAAGTAACGGAAAAGTGGTTGAAGAGAATGGCTTCGCAAGACATTTTCGCAACACTTAGCCGTTATGGCGAAATTGGTTGCCAAGTACTTGCTGCAGCTACGCCAAAGGATACGGGAGAAACTTCCCGATCATGGTACTACGACATTGAGATGAACAAGGGCTATTACTCAATTGGCTGGGGCAACAGCCACATGGGCGGAACAACTCCAATTGCTGTTCTTCTTCAGTTTGGGCACGGAACGGGTACGGGCGGGTATGTCAGTGGTCGAGACTACATTAATCCGGCATTAAGACCAGTGTTTGACCGAATGGCTGCCGACGCTTGGAGGGAGGTGATGGCGTAATGGCAATTATTGATAGTCGAATTGTTTCCATAAAGTTTGACAACCGTGACTTTATGAGTGCTACTGCAGCGACCATCGGTGCTCTTCAGAAGTTGAAGAACGCTGCTGGTATGAAAGAAGCCCAGGTTGAGGCTGACAAGTTCAACATGAACTCGGTTGAGTCATCAACACAAAAGGTCAGTGCTTCCTTTGCTGCCATGGCTACGATTGCAATTACGGCTCTTTCTAACATCACAAACCGAGCAATCGACGCAGGCATCAGTATTACGAAATCTCTTAGTCTTGATCAGGTCACTGCTGGCTTTAAAGAGTATGAGCTCAAAATGGGGGCGATCCAGACCATTATGGCTGGGTCTGGCGAGTCCCTAGAGGTCGTTAACCGAAAACTCGAAGAGCTTAACGCTTACGCTGACAAGACTATTTACTCATTTGCCGACATGACCCAGAACATCGGGAAATTTACAAACGCGGGTCTTAGTCTTGACGTTTCAGTCGCTGCCATTCAAGGCGTGGCAAACGTTGCGGCGCTTTCGGGAGCGAATGCTAACGAGGCTTCGAGGGCGATGTACAACTTCGCCCAGGCTCTTTCCAAGGGCCACGTCCAGCTTATGGACTGGAAGTCGATCGAGCTAGCTAACATGGGCACGAAAGAGTTCAAGCAACAACTGATCGATGCCGGCGTTGCAATGGGAACGTTGACAAAGACCACAGAGGGCTATGTCACAATGTCTGGCAGCGTTGTGTCTGCCACTAAAGGGTTTAATGAGTCACTTACCGATCAATGGTTGACGACGGAAGTTCTCACAACAACTCTTGGGAACTATGCTGACGAAACCACAGAGATCGGTAAAAGAGCTTTCGCTGCGGCACAGGATGTCAAAACTTTCTCTCAGTTGATGGCTACTCTGAAGGAGTCGGTTGGTTCCGGCTTTGCGAGATCTTTTGAAATCATCATTGGAGACTTCGAAGAAGCAAAGACGCTTTTCACCGATATTAATGCTGCATTGAGTGGTTTTGTTGAAAGAACAGCCGACGCACGGAACAACCTTCTTCAAGGCTGGTCCGATTTGGGTGGCAGAGCGGCAGCAATTGAAGGATTCAAGAATGCATTTAGTGCTCTTGGTGATATTATAGGCGCAGTTGGGGACGCTTTTCGTAATGTCTTTCCGGCGGCTACTTCAGAACGTCTAGCCGAGATGTCAAAGAGTTTCCGAGATTTTACCGAACAGCTTAAGCCAAGCGAGAAAGCGTTGGAAAATCTAGAACGCGTTCTCACTGGCGTTTTTTCTATATTTTCAATCGGCGCAAAGGTTATTAAAGCTGTTGCTGGTTTCTTGATGGATCTTGTCGGCGTTATATTTTCTGGAATTGGAAGCTTTGGGTCTTTCGCGGCCGTGGTTGGCGATTTCTTTACCGGTCTGAACGAAGGCATACCTTCGTTTGAGTTGTTTGGCGGGTTGCTAGACGGCGTTAGAGATGGAGTCTTTAGGCTTAGCGAGGCCTTTACTCACTTTGCAGAATTCGTAACACCTGCGATTACTGCCATAAAGGATTTTGCAGTTGCTATGGTTGGCGATCTAGCAGGAGCTATCGGAGACATTGACTGGAACGCAGTCTTTGGAGGAATTGCATCAGGGTCTCTTGCGGCTATCGCTCTCTCTCTTCGTAAGGGGATTAAGGGCGAGCTTGGGATTGATTTTGGCGGAGGATTTATCAGTGAGCTCAAGAACTCTCTTTCGGCGCTTACTGGCGTTCTTGAAGGAATGCAGACCAATCTAAAAGCTGACGCTCTTTTGAAGATTGCCGGAGCAATTGCCATCTTGGCTGCTTCGCTGGTCGTCATGTCTACAATTGACCCTGGAAGACTTGCTACTGCAATGACCGGCGTAGCTGCGGGCATGAGCGCTCTAATGGGCGCTATGGTTATATTGACTAAGATGGGCGGCATGAAGGGCGTCGTTGGACTCCCACTTCTTGCCTCTGGTCTGGTTCTCCTAGCATCCGCAATGCTTATTCTTAGCGCATCGATGAAGGTTCTGGCTGGGCTAAGTTGGGGAGAGCTCGCCAAGGGTCTTGTGGGTGTCGCTGGGGGTCTTGGTTTGCTAATCGGCGCCGTTAAGCTTCTTTCTGGTGGCGCAAAGGGAATGCTTCGCGTGGGCTTTAATTTGATGGTTCTTTCAACAGCTTTAGTCATCATGGCAGAAGCCGTTGAGAAGTTCGGCGGGCTTTCTTTGGGCGATTTGGCCAAGGGTCTTACTGGAGTTGCAACCTCTCTCCTAATCTTGGCTGGCGCAATCAAAATAATGCCTAAAGGCATGGTCTTGCAAGCCGTTGGTCTTGTTATAATTGCAAACTCTTTGGTTATTCTTGCCAATGCGGTCGAGAAATTTGGCGGACTTAAGCTTTCTGAGATCGGAAAGGGGCTTTTGGCAATTGCCAGTTCCTTGGCTATCTTGGCTGGCGTTATGCGTCTTATGCCAAAGAATATGTTCGTTACCGCGGCAGGACTTGTTGTACTCTCTATTGCTTTGGGTCAAATCGCAGATGTCGTCCAAGATTTTGGAGGCATGTCTGTTGAAGAGATAGCCAAGGGTTTGATTACGCTTGCCGGCGCGCTAGGCATTATCGTTGGCGCGCTTACGTTCATCCAAGCAGGATTGGTCGGCGCCGCGGCAATGATTGTTATTGCTGCCTCAATTTCAATTCTTGCTGGTGCGCTTAAACTCATGGGCACCATGGACTGGGGCGAGATTGGTAGATCTCTTGTCGCATTGGCTGCGGGTTTGACTGTTCTGGGCGTAGCAGCAGCTGTATTCGGCTTAGCTTCACCCTTACTGTTGGCCGGCGGAGCTGCGCTTGTTGTTTTCGGCGCAGGTCTTGCGCTTGTTGCTACTGCGGCCTTCCTATTTGCTACGGCAATAGAAGTGGCTTCGGCCGCCGCAGCAAACGGAACCGAAAACATTACGACAATGCTCGAAAATATTGTTAGGATGATTCCAGACGCAGCAAAAGCATTCGCTGAAGGATTTGTTGAATTTGCTTTGGTTCTCGCCGAATCTGCGCCAAAACTTATTGCTGCGTTTAGCGCCATTCTTGGGGCCATGCTTCAAGCTGGGATTGACAATATTCCGTTGTTCGGAGAGCTGTTCCGTAAGATTATGGAAGAAATTCTCAAAACTGTTCCCGAATATTTCCCGCAGATGCTTAAGCTCGGTTTTGATATGATGATCGAGTTCATGAGCGGAATCAGTCAGAACATGCCGGAAATTATTAGGAAGGGTGCAGATATCATCGTCGCCTTTATTAAAGGCATTGGCGATGAGATGCCTCGAATTCTGCGCGCCGGAACAGATACTATCATTGCCTTCATCAAGGGCATTGCTTCCAATATGAGTCGAATAGCTGATGAAGGTATGAGAACTATTATTGTGTTTGTTAACTCAGTCACTGCTTCAATCAACAAATATGCACCTCAGCTTCGTGCGGCGGGGAAGGATCTTGGCGTCGCTATAATTGATGGTATGACTGGAGGAATTGCGTCTAAGGTAGGCAGTCTTGTTAACGCGGCAAAAGGTGCAGCGCAGAGTGCGGTTCAAGCGGCAAAGAATGTTCTTGGAATCAGTTCGCCTTCGAAAGCATTCATGTATATTGGCAAGCAGTCTGGTCTTGGCATGGTTATTGGTCTATCCAATACGGGTGGTCTCATCGCTAAAGCTTCAGAAAAGGTTGGCGATACAGCATTGACTTCTTTGCAGGAGTCTATGCGAGGCCTTTCAGCTCTTATTTTCGAAGGGCTTGACGCACGTCCGGTTATAACTCCAGTTATGGATCTTTCACAGGTTTCTAAAGAAGTTTCTGTGATGAATAAAATGCTCGGCAACTCCACAATTTCTGCTGGCGTGTCATATTCTCAGGCCTCGTCTATCTCGGCCGAGAAAACAGAAGCCTTTGACGGAAAGATCGCCGAAACAGGAACGACGAAGGTTGAGTTTGTACAGAACAATTACTCGCCCGAAGCGTTGTCGACAATTGAAATTTATCGAAATACGCGTAATCAGTTGTCATTGGCGAAGGGAGCTCTGGTGGCATGATTTATTTCGACGCGATCCGTCTCTCTGGGCTTACGGACATTGAAATTCCAATTATTGGGTCATCTGTTTCGGAGCCGTTTCAAGTTACTGCCATTGACGGTCTTGGTCCCCCTGAGCTCGAACTGTTACTCGCGGAAACTCATTCCCCTGGTGGAATTTATGTAAACCGTCGAGCCCAGGGGCGTGAGATTGTTATTCTTGCCGGGTTAAACCCAAACTATCAACTTGGACAAACAGTCTCTGATTTGCGTTATATGTTGTATGGTTTGCTAAGTCCAGGTCAAGATATTCGTGATGTTGTTACTGTCTTTCTTCTTTTGGATAATGTTCCTGTTGTAAAAACAACGGGATATGTAAAAAACATCGAGGTAGTCCCATTCAACAAAGAGCCACAGATTCAGATAACAATTTCTTGTCTTAGCCCATATTTGGCTGCGCTTGAACCAAAGAACATTACAAACAATATTCTTGGGGCTTCCAGCTGGACAATCGATAATGTTGGTCGTGCTCCAACGGGCATCAGTTTTGAGGCCCAGTTTGTCGATAGCGCAAAAATGTTTGAAATTTGGGTTACCGATGGCGTAAAGATGACGTTTAATGCCCATTTCGAAATTGGTGATGTTCTTGTTGTTGACACAAACGAATCATCAAGATTTATTGGGCTAAAGAAAGGCGGAGTCTATGCGCAGTATCTTGAAATTCTTTCGAATGATTCGCAATGGTTATATTTATATGGTGGGATTCATACGATTAACATTAGACACCAATCCAATATCACATGGCTGAAATTCGAGTATCTTTTGCAATATTGGGGGATCTGACATGGCAGGTCTCGATCTTACTGTATTAAACCCAGTTACCTGGTATCCAGTTAATGCTCCGATTCAGAGATACAAGTCTCTTATTTGGAATGAGAAGTTTTTTGGTCATTCAGATTTTGTTCTGAAAACCGTACTGGTCCAAGAAACGCTTAGCAAACTACCACTCGGAACACTTCTTGGACTCCGCGGTTCTCCCGAAGTAATGATTGTTGAAAAACACACGATCGATGTTGACTCAAAAGGTTTTCAGACCTTGACGGTTACTGGGCGTTCTGTTACTTCTTTTATTGAACACCGAGTTATTGGCGAAATTAGAGGAACTAAGTTCGAAGCGATGACTCAGAGCGATCTTGGATCTGTTATTATTCTACTATTCAACTCGTTTGTCAACGCAACGACCTTCGATTATACGGTTCTTAAAACAGTTCCTCATAAAAACGTCAAAGATGCTGTCGCGAATTCTGCAATTACTGACAGTACCGGAGAAATTGCAGAAACAAATGATGGTTTAAAGATTCCGAGATGGCTTGATCCGGGGCCAATCTCAACACCCATTTTAGATTATCTCGCCAACAAGCCTTATGGTTTTCGTATGGTTCGCCCAACATCCAGTTCTTGGGTTGTTTCAGTAAATATGAGCGGTGTAATTACAGCAACAAGACGTGAGTCAATTACTAAGCTTTGCTTCGATATTTATAAGGGTACTGATCGTACTAACGACCAAACACTTGTGCAACCGATTATTCTTGATGCTGAAGGTGGAGATCTAATTTCTCCAGAGATTGTTATATCTGAAACAAATTTAAAAACTGAAGCACATGTGGTGCTCGACGATAAGGCGCTTCTTGTTCGTGACAACGACGACCCGTCTGGATTCTCTCGTCGCGTTCTATATTTGGATGGCGGACAGGCAGAGGAAGGTTTTACGCCACAAACTTGGGAAGCTTTTATAACTGCCTTTGCGAAAATTAAGCTTAAGGAGCATGTAAAACTTCGTCTTGCCGACGGTGAAGTTTCTCCACAAGTTGGCTTTCGGTTCAACCAAGATTATTTCCTTGGAGACCTCATCACCATTCGAGGTCTTCATGGTGTCTGGACCACGGCCAGGGTTACCGAATTTATTCATTCAGAGGACGAGAATGGCGTTGCTAGCTATCCTACGCTTACTCACGTATCAGGTAACTGAAATGGGTGATTATGGATATTCTTCTCGCAGCAGTTTCGGTTCTTTCTCTTGTGCTTGCATTTTTTCTGTGGTATAGAACTCGTTCGGACGGATCTATGATTCTCGAGGAGTTTGAAGACGGTCGTAAGGTATTTTCTTTGGAGCTCGAAGTTTCCCCGGAGGAGTTGTCCGAGCGTAAAAGAGTTATATTTAAGGTGAAGAAACTTCCCGTGTAGGGGTCGTATATTATACATGCCATGTAATGAGACCCCTACGAAAGGAGATGCCATGAAGCGCAAACAGAAGGAGCCAACACGGCTTGAGATTGTGATTGACAACGTGCTCGATGAACTTTCCGGCTTCACGGCCGATGCCCCAGAATTTGCGGCAATGACTGACCAGTTGAGAAAGCTATACGAACTGAAGGGGATCGACCGGGAAAACCGGCGATCCCTTCGGACGCCTAGCCCAGACACACTGGCCATCGTTGCCGCCAACCTACTGGGAATTTGCGTGATAGTTGGATACGAACGAGCCAACGTGATAACGTCAAAAGCCGTTAGCTTTGTTCTGAAATCGCGCTGAGGAACGACTGGTAGGATATCAAAGCCTAGATCCCGAACATGGGATCTAGGTTTTTCTATTTTTAACGTAAAAATTAATAATTTTTAAATTATACGATTTTGCTATAAGAGCATATATTTTGTTAGTCGTACATTTTACAAGCCTTATAATGAGACCCCTACGAAAGGAAGAAAGAACATGTCGGATGCCGATGTTTTCATGGCAGCCATTGAGCGTAGGCTCGACGCAGAGTTGGCAAACGCTGGATGTTCGTCGGCAAGGGACAAGAGAGACCTCATTGAGGAGATGCTCTTGGCCCAGCAGAGGACGAACGGAAGTGTTATGTCACCTCTGATGAGGGCCGCGCTCGAAGTGCTGTGGATGAAAGCAACACAGGACACAGTGCTGGAGATCCTAGGAAAGTGATTTCAAAGCCTAAGCCCCA